GTTATAGGAGCATCTACAACTTACACACCATATGATCAATGGTCACATATTGTAGTAGTATGGAATGGCACAAATAGTAAGTTTTATATTAATGGTGATTTAGTAAGTACAATAACGCCGCCATCTGCTTTAACTATTGACTATAGTCAAACAAATACTATTTCAGCTATTGGAGGAAGGAACGATTCAGGTGGTAGTTACTTTACAGGTAATATATCAAATTTTGCATATTGGGAATCAGAGTTAGACCAAACAGCTGTAACAGCTTTATATAACAATGGAACACCTGAAGTTGCAATATCACAATCACCTAATCATTGGCTTACATTAAAAGATGTTGCTACTGGAACAGCAGATAAAATAGGTAATTTAAACTATCTTCAGTCAGGATCTGTAGAATTTATTGATAATTTTGTGGGTACAGAAGCAGCTACAAGTTCAGGTATGACAGAACAAAATTTAGTAAACAATAATGTTTCTGCATTAAACGGTGAAAGTTCAGGTATGGATACTTCTAATTTAGTAACATCCACCCTTACTCGTCAAGTGCCGTATAATAGCTATAGTTTAAATTTTGATGGAAATGACGATTATATAGATTGCGGAGGAGATACTAGTTTACAAATGACAGGAGACATAAGCGTATCAGCTTGGTTTAAAACAAGTAGCACAGGAGTGCAAAAGCAAATAATTGGAAGAGGTGCTGATTGGGTAATGAATGGTTGGTCATTGTTTGTTGCGGGTGATAATAAAGTAAAGATAATGCTAAATGCAGGTGGTTATCCTGTTGCAGCTTCAAATACTACAGTTACAGATGGAGAGTGGCATCATGTTTTAGGAGTTAGAGATTCTTCAGGCGGAGCAGGAAGTTTAAAATTATATTTAGATGGGGTTGAAGGAGTATCAGTAGATGGTGGAAGCACCGCAATGGCTAACGGTAGTGAAACATGGATAGCGTCAGGAACTAATTTTGGTTCAAAAATGAATGGTAAAATATCTAATGTAGCAGTTTGGAATAAAGCACTTACACCTACAGAAGCTTTAAAATTATATAACAGCGGTGTTCCTAGTGATTTATCTAGTTTTAATCCTAGCCCAATATCTTGGTGGAGTTTAGGTAGTGATAGTTATTATAATGGTAATAATTGGATATGTCCGGATTTAGTAAGTACTAATAATGGAATTAGCAATGGAATGGGTGCTAATGCGCTTGTAGGTAATGCTCCTAATTCAACTGCTAATGGAACTTCTACTAATATGACTATAGATGCAAATCTAACCGGTAATGCACCAAACTCTAGTAATAATAGCTTTTCAGTTAATATGAGCTTTGATGATAGAGAAACAGACGTACCTTCATAGTAAAAAAAATTTAAAATAAGTAAATATATAAATAACAAGTAATTAACAAATAACAATTAAACAATGGCAACAACTTATGCAGTAATAAATTTGTCTGATACAAACGCTATTTTGTTCAGTCAAGTAAATCAGTCTTCTGCTCAAACTATGAGAAGAAATGTAGCTAACACGCAGGGTGTTTTGTCTTATCAGGTAGAGCCAAGCTTTATTACTAACGGTTCGTTAACGCCTGTTCAGACTTATGATCACGATGGCATTTTAGTTTTATTAGCTACACCAGAATGGACACCAGAAGATCCTGAATAAAACAAAATATAATTTAATCTAATCAAATGAAAATAAAAGAAGAACAATTAAATAAAATTAAAGATCAACAAGAAAAGCTAAATGAACTAATACATAATATAGGTTTATTAGAATCACAAAAGCATGGTTTGCTTCATGAAATAGCTAAAGTAAATGTTGAAGTTGAAGAATATAAGCAAGAGCTTGAAGAAGAATATGGAGCTATAAATATTAATTTAGAAGACGGTACTTATACTAAAATAGAAGAAGATGTCAAAAGTGATAAGAAAGATTAGTATAGGATCTGATTATAAAAACGATGCAATGCATTATTCTTTAGGCCAAGAAGTTTATGGCGGACACAATATTTGCGATATATTATTTAGTGATCAAGATCATTCATATAATATTTATATAACTAAAAACAAGGAAGTATTACCTTGGAAAAAGTTTAATCGTAATATGGCAGTTTCTGTAGAATACGATTTAAAATATTAATGAAAAGCTTATATAGATTTATAGTTAAGCCTTTAATAAATAGATATGATAATATACGAAAGATTAATGAAAATGAACTTATCATTAACACAAGTATTGAAGACCATAAGTTTGTTAGCAAAAAAGCTGTTATTGTATCTACTCCAGCAGCTTATACCTCAAAGATAAAAAAAGGAGATGAAGTATATGTTCATCATAATGTATTTAGAAGATATTATGATATGAAAGGCATTGAAAAAAACTCATCAACATTTTTTAAAGACGATATGTATTTTGTTTCACCAGAGCAAATATATATGTATAATTTAAAACCACATTTAGATTATTGCTTTGTTAAACCTTTGCATGAAACAAACGATCTAATAAACAGAAAAGAGAAAGAGCATTTTGGTATATTAAAATACTCTAATAAGTCGTTAGAACGCGTAGGATTAAATCCTGGAGCGCTTGTGGTGTTTACGCCATACTCAGAGTTTGAGTTTATTATAGAAGGCGAACGGCTTTATTGTATGAAATCAAATGATATAGTATTAACACATGAGCACGAAGGAAACGAGAAAGAATATAATCCAAGCTGGGCGTAAAGCGGTTGATGAATTAATTAAAGTAGCTGAAGAAAAAATAATAACAGATACTTCAGATGACTTAGCAGCTGATCGTTTAAAAAATGCAGCAGCTACTAAAAAGCTGTGCATTATGGATGCATTTGAAATATTACAACGTATCGAAGAAGAGCAAAATATTTTAGACGGTAAAGATAATACTAAACAAACTAAAACTTTTAAAGGGTTTGCAGAAGGGAGAAGCAAGTGAGTTATAAGCAAACTTTATGGAAAGAAGTTAAAGACGTTGTTAATCCTAAGATATTAGCTAAAAACAACAGATATAAAAAGTGGAAGTACGGATATAATGAAGATTACGATTTTATAGTAATAAGCAAAAATGGAACAATTGGACAAATCATCGAAATACAGAATCTCCGCATTGCTTTACCAGCAACAAATGAACCGTATAAACGAAGCAAAGATAAAGCGGGACAATATTGGGAAAGATTTGAATACCCAAAAGAATTACAAAGAATAAAAACAAGATTTGATTGGGAAGAATATCCAATTGATTTTAAAGAAAAGTGGTACGATTATATAGATGAAGAATTTAAAAGAAGAGAGCAAGGTTTTCATTTCTACAACAATAGCAATATTGTATATATTACTGGTACTCATTACATGTACTTGCAATGGTCAAAAATCGATGTTGGTGCACCCGACTATAGAGAAGCAAATAGATTATTCTTTATATTCTGGGAAGCGTGTAAAGCAGATAACAGATGTTACGGAATGTGTTATCTCAAAAATAGACGATCTGGATTCTCTTTCATGGCATCAGCGGAATTGGTTAACACAGCTACAATATCAAGCGATTCAAGATTCGGTATATTATCAAAGTCTGGATCTGACGCAAAGAAAATGTTCACCGATAAAGTTGTTCCAATATCTGTTAACTATCCGTTTTTCTTCAAGCCAATACAAGATGGTATGGATAGACCAAAAACAGAATTGGCTTACAGAGTTCCAGCGTCTAAACTCACGAGAAGAAAACTCGAAGAAAATATAAAAGCATTAGATATACAAGGTTTAGATACTACTATTGATTGGAAAAATACAGGTGATAACTCTTATGATGGTGAAAAGCTAAAGTTATTAGCGCACGATGAAAGTGGCAAATGGGAACGTCCTGATAATATATTAAACAACTGGAGAGTTACAAAAACTACATTAAGATTAGGATCAAGAATTGTTGGAAAATGTATGATGGGCTCAACTTCAAATGCATTAGATAAAGGTGGAGAAAATTTTAAAAAACTATACTACAATAGCGACGTTACAAGACGAAATAGAAATGGACAAACATCTTCTGGGCTCTATAGCTTGTTCATACCTATGGAGTGGAACTACGAAGGATTCATGGATACTTATGGATTACCTGTCTTCACTAGAGAAAAAAGTACAGTTAAAACAAGAGACGGTTTTGAGATTACAACAGGAGTTATCGAACATTGGGAAAACGAAGTTGAAGGATTAAAAAACGACAGCGATAGTTTAAACGAATACTATAGGCAATTTCCAAGAACTGAACAACATGCGTTTAGAGACGAAACTAAAAATAGTTTATTTAATTTAACTAAAATATACGAACAAATAGACTACAACGAAGAAATACGTAATATTGCTAGCGTAACAAAAGGTAGTTTCATGTGGCAAGCAGGAATTAAAGATACTAAAGTTGTGTTTAATCCAAACAATAATGGTAGATTTTTAATATCTTGGGTTCCACCTAAAAACTTGCAAAACCGAGTGATTATAAAAAATGGAACAAAATACCCTGGAAACGAGCATGTTGGTGCATTTGGTTGTGACTCTTATGATATATCAGGAACTGTAGATGGTAAAGGTTCTAATGGTGCACTTCATGGACTTACTAAATTTTCAATGGAAGATGCTCCGCCTAATCACTTTTTTCTTGAATATATAGCTAGACCTCAAACAGCTGAAATATTTTTTGAAGATGTATTAATGGCTATGGTATTTTATGGCATGCCTATACTTGCTGAAAATAATAAACCAAGGTTGTTATATCATATTAAAAGAAGAGGTTATAGAGGTTTTAGTATGAATCGTCCTGATAAAATATGGAATAAATTATCGCCTACTGAAAAAGAAATAGGTGGTATACCAAACACAAGTGAAGATATTAAGCAAGCGCACGCTTCAGCTATTGAAAGCTACATAGAAGAGCATGTAGGATTAATGGAGCAAGGATACGGCGATATGTATTTTCAAAAAACATTAGAAGACTGGGCACAGTTTAATATTAATAATAGAACAAAGCACGATGCTTCTATTAGTTCTGGTTTAGCTATCATGGCTTGTAACAAGAATAGATATAGGCCTATGCCAGAAAGACATAAAAAAATTATTAATTTAGGTATTAAAAAATACGATAATACAGGTTATGTTTCAAAAATAAAATAAATGAATATAATTCCAAACGCAAACACAACAAGTTCTTTTCCAAGTCAGGTAGTACCAGACGCAGAAAAAGCTACATATGATTACGGTTTACGCGTTGCAAGAGCTATAGAAGACGAGTGGTTTAGAAGTGATAGAGGTCGTTATGATAGATTTAATACTAACTACAATAATTTTCATAGATTAAGATTATACGCAAGGGGTGAACAATCTGTACAAAAATATAAAGATGAATTATCTATAAATGGTGATTTATCATATCTTAATTTAGACTGGAAGCCTGTACCTGTTATACCTAAGTTCGTCGATATTGTTG